CAACAACAATTCTTCTACATGCTTTCCCGTAACCGGTCTATGTGTGGAGTGAAACCGTACGTTAGGGCGACATGTAACCCGGATTCCGAAAGCTGGGTTGCTGAATTCATAGAATGGTGGATAGATCAAGAAACAGGATATCCGATAGCAGACAGAGGCGGAGTTGTTCGTTGGTTCATTCGGATCCAAGATAAAATCATGTGGGCGGATAGCCGACAAGCGTTGGTGGATGAATTCGGTAAGCCAGATTTGCCGGATGACCACGAGGATCAAGTGCGCCCAAAATCGGTGACTTTTATTCCTGCTAAGTTGTCAGACAATAAAGCCTTGACCGATGCCGACCCAGACTATAAAGCCAACCTCATGGCTTTAACTAGAGTGGAACGCGAGCGCCTGCTGTATGGTAACTGGAAAATCAAAGTTGCGAGCGGCATGTACTTCAAGCGAAGCGAAGTCACCCTTGTGGATACAGTGCCTGATGATATTGTTTCCCGGATTCGCAAATGGGACTTTGCCGCCACCGTGCCTTCCGAGACTAATCCTGATCCAGATTGGACCGCTGGTACCTTGATGGGCAAGCGTAAGAACGGTCGTTACATTATCTTGGACTGTATCCACGAACGGAAGCGATCTCATGAAGTGCGGGAGCTAGTTAAGAGAGTAGCAATTAACGATACCCGCAAAGTTAAGATTCATGTTTCGATTGATCCCGGTCAGGCTGGGAAGGAGCAAGCTGAAAGCTACGTCCGTGAGTTGGCAGGCTTCGTTGTAATCACAGCAAAGGAATCCGGCGATAAGATTACTCGGGCAGAACCTTACTCTGCCCAATGGCAAGGTGGCAATATCGATGTGCTCCGTGGATTCTGGAACGAGGCCTTTTTTGCCGAACATGAAGGCTTCGGTGATGGCAAAGGGCATGACGATCAGGTGGACTCAGCTGCCGGCGCCTTTAACGAGTTAACCGGCAACAGTTTATCCACATGGGCTAAGTTAGGAAGGCGTTAACAAAGGTCGAAGAAATAATCAGGTTCAAGACCAAACTCTTCCTCCAGGACTTCTTCGGGGTTTTCACCTTCGAAAACACGCTGCTTGGCAACCGAGATGGCGGCATCTGCTTCTCCCGAGGTTAAACCATCACGCTCCATTAAAACCTTTTTAAGTTCAGACATTTTCGTTCTCCTTGTGGTTGTTTGCTGCGATGTAGTAATTATCAATCATCTAATCATCTTGGCAACACTTATTTACTCTAAAATCTAAAGGATCAATAAACTCTCATTAATCAACACCCTTATCCTATATAATTTTTCCCTGAGTTGATCCGTTCAAAATTCCGAGGTTACTTATGGTGCAGAAGGTTCCGAAAACTAAAAGCGTTGCTCGCGCCGCGCAGAGCGCCTTAACCAAAGATGCCAAAGAACGTACCAAGGCTGCTAAGGTAAGCACCGTTGACTCTTTCGTAAACTTCCAAATGAACCTCGGTATCGGTTCAGATAATCCTCTTACTACCAGCACTTACGGCTTCAATCCCATCACCCGCAACCGTACCATGCTCGAATGGATTCATCGGGGATCATGGTTAGGTGGCGTAGCTGTCGATGTGGTGGCAGATGACATGACTCGTGCCGGCATCGAAATGTTAGGCACTCTGAAGCCTGATGAAATCGAAGCAATTAACGAAGAATCTACCGCACTTGGAATCTGGAACTCCTGTAATGATGGATTGAAATGGTCGCGCCTTTATGGCGGCGCCATCCTGGTTCTATTGGTAGACGGCCAAGACCTCGAAACACCTTTACGCCTTAACACGATTAAGAAAGGCCAATTTCGAGGCACTCTAGCTTTGGATCGTTGGATGGTTGAACCTACTCTTTCCGATCTCATTACGGATTTTGGTCCGGACATGGGGTTGCCGAAGTTCTACAATGTGGTGGCGACCGCACCTGGCCTGTCTCGCATGAAGATTCATTATTCTCGTTGTATTCGATTGGAGGGTATTCGCTTACCTTATTGGCAACGTTTGATGGAAAACATGTGGGGACTTTCGGTCTTTGAACGTTTGTATGATCGCATGGTAGCATTCGATTCAGCTTCTACTGGCGCAGCACAATTGGTTTATAAGTCTTATCTTCGCACTATGAAAATTAAAGACATGAGGGATGTAATTGTTCAAGGTGGGGATGCCCTGAATGGCTTAACCAATTACGTCAGCATGGCCAGACGGTTCCAAGGTATCGAAGGCATGACAGTGATCGACTCCGAAGACGAGTTTACCGCGGATAGCCACAGTGCTTTCGGTGGGCTCAGCGATGCACTGTCCCAGTTCGGCCAACAACTCTCCGGCGCGTTACAGATTCCATTAGTTCGTTTGTTTGGTCAATCACCTATGGGCTTCTCGACTGGCGATACTGACCTACGTAACTATTACGACACCATCAATCAACAGCAAGAGAAACAACTGCGTGTTGGCATGACTAAAATTTATCGGATGATAGCTTCATCGAAGGGAATTAACCTCCCCGAAGGATTTAAAATCAACTTCAAGACCTTGTGGCAATTAACTGAAACCGAGAAGTCTGAAATCGCTTCGAAGGACGAAATCACTATTGCGGATGCTGAAGAGAAGGGTCTTATTGACCGCCCAACAGCACTCAAGGAACTTCGTCAAAGTAGTTCTGTGACTGGGCGCTTTACCAACATCACAGAAGACATGATTAAAGAAGCCGCTACAGAAGGTCCACCAATGCCTGAAGGTGGGGAGAAGCCTGCCGAAGGGCAATCCGAAGAATCTGGTGCTAAGGGATCAGAAATTGAAACTTCTGAAAAGGGATCAGCTGCAGATAAGAAGCGCACTCGAGATGCTGCGATGCCTCAAGCTGCCGGCACAATTATGATGGATGTGGAAGGCAACATACTTATCTTAAAACGGGGCATTGGGGCGCGTGACTATCCAGATACGTGGGATTTGCCCGGCGGGCACTTGGAAGCTGGCGAAACAGCCCCCAAAGCGGCGATACGGGAGAGTCGCGAGGAGGTTGGGCAGGCGCCTTCTCGTTTGGACAAGATTGACCAGTCGTCAGAATACGGAGTTCAATACTCTACTTATTTAAGTGGGGTTGGTTCCCAGTTTGAACCGAAGCTAAGTGATGAACATTCCGATTACAAGTGGGTTAGCTTGGCAGATGCATTGAACGAAGACCTTCATCCAGGTTTGCGGAATACTTTGACTAAGTTGAAAGACCAACGTGCGAACTCGCGATGATTTATCCGACAAGGAATTGCGCAGGCAAGCACAAGAACGGTTTGCCTTAGCTGAGAGATTGGAACGTGAATACTTGCGAGCCTTGCGTCAACTAACTCGTCAAGTGGATCACATTGTGAAAGGCATGGCACCTGGCGGAGTTGTGAAAAACAGCATCGAGATACAATCAGTGCTGCGTCAATATTCACAAACTATTGAACCATGGGCGCGAAGTGTAGCTGAGAAAATGTTGTGGCGGATTGCTAAGAAGGACGAGGCTGCGTGGGCAAAGTTGGGTACCGAGATTGGTCGCAATTTGCGTAAAGAATTAAACGATGCTCCCACTGGCGATTTCCTACAAAAGTTTTTGCATGAGCAGGTAAAGTTGATTACTAGCTTACCTTTGGATGCTGCTGAACGGGTTCATAGGTTAACCACAGAAGGTTTAGTGTCAGGTCGGCGGGCTGCTGACGTTGCTAAGGATATATTGGAAACTGGTAAGGTAACCGAGAGTCGGGCAAAGTTGATTGCGAGAACCGAGGTAGCTAGAACGGCATCTGGTTTGACTATGGCGCGAGCACAACATGTCGGGATCACTCATTATATTTGGCGCTCCTCCAAAGACGGATCAGTAAGGGAGAGCCATAAGAAAATGGATGGAGCTATAATCCCTTTTGATCAGCCTCCTGAAGTTGAGCCTGGTGAAAAGTATCATGCTGGTATGATTTACAATTGCCGTTGCTACGCTCAACCTTTAATTACCGATTAGGATTAAACATGACTCATATTCATATTCATTTGCCCGCGAAGACTGTTGACCGGAAGGTTAGAGACGCTGAATACAAAGGTTGGAGCTTAAAGGAGTTTCAGCCTGGAAAATGGATGGCACATAAAGGTACCGGTAATTTTGGTCCCGCAACAAGTGAGCAAGAACTTAAATCAAGACTGGATAAATACTTAGCATCAGTTGCTGCCGGTGGTGGAGCACCTCAAGGAAGTAAAGACGATGCAGATTGTAAGGCTAAAGACTCCTCCTTCCCCTCCTCGATAACCTTCAAAGGTGAGAAGTATTCCAAGACTGGTAAGACTGGTAAGAATTTTGCCTCAGGTGAAGAGACAGCTGAGTACCGACTAGAGTCCTATGGAGCTGGCAAGACCAAGATTGATAAACGGGTTTGGCAAACCGCTTCGGGGAAAATTACTCAGGATGCCAAAGCCAAAGATGCAACCGCATCGGCTGACTCTGGAGCCCCCCCTACGAGAAGCGTTACGAGCAGGTAAGCTGAGTGTGAGAAACACAGCCCCTGATACATGGCGAGTCTTTAGAGAGGGTCATGCCGTAGCACTGAGTGAGGGATTCAAAACTTCACAGGAGGCCGCTAACTGGATCAAGTCTCACCCAACTGGTGCCGGGACTAAAGATGCCCTCGTTTACAACGGTACTGAACAACAATGGAAAGAGCATGCTGTTGAAATGCATCCAGGTTGTACTTTTCGCCTAGATCCAGTTAAAAGCAACATCATTCGTTGCCGAAATAAGCAAGGAATGAATGTTGGTCAATATGATACTGAAAAGAAGTCGGGAAGTTTGGAAGAATGAAACAACTACTAACTCTCTGCCGGCAATTGACTTTACCTCTGCTGATCGTAACATCAGTGAGTGCTGTCATTTTCCACAAAGAGGCACCGGTCTCTCCTGCCACGTTAACTGGATCATTGCCGGAAGCTACTCAAATACGTTTCGAGATAGCTTCAACTCCAGCAGCTAGGGAAAAAGGTTTACAAGGGCATGCTCCCTTAAAGGATAATGAGGGCATAATGTTAGTTTTCGAGCAACCTCAGATTGTTTGTTTATGGAATAAGGGAGTATTGTTTCCGATTGATGTAGCTGTCCTGGATAACGAGCAGCACATTCTCGGGCACACTTCGATGGAGGCAAACAGTGAAAAGAAAGTATGCTCCCCTGTGGAAACAAAGTATGTATTGGAAGCAAAATTAGGAACATTTGATAAATATAAGGAGTAGGATCATGTTTAAAGTATTTGGTATTTTAGCTCTTGCTGTTTTGTTATCTGCCGCCTTTTATGGTACCACTTCATTGAACGTATTTACCCCGACCGGTAATGTGGTACTAGCAACTACTGGCACTAGTGCCTCAGCCGTGTTGGCAACTAATGGGCTAAGCAACCCGACAGCCACCACAGCTATTGTAACTAACTATAGTGCCAATCCGGCTTATGTGATGTTCAGTGCCACTGCTGCAAGTGCTGTTGCTGCCTCGAATGTTGGATTCGCCATTCCTGCCGGTGCTAAATATGACGCTATTGGGATTCGCGGTGCCAAGTACGTGGCGGCGATGGCTGCTTCAGGTACGGCCGCTACTATTTCTGTTTCTACCGGATACTAATCATGACATTGCCAACTAACGAGCATGAACAAAAACTTACTCTCTCCGTGGATATATTTATCCCAGATCATCCTGACCGTGCTAACACTCCTGTGTTTGATGCTTCTCGTCGGTTACTCATCAGTGGCAATCCTTTGGCAAATTGTGAAGTATGTGGTGCTAAAGAAGACTTAGAATTGCACCACAATCATGTTGAGTGGTGTGATAGTGATGGAGTGGATTGGGATAAGGTTAAAAAGGACGTACCTGATTTTGACTGGGCAACTTTTGATCCCGCCAAGCCGGAAATGTTCATTGACTCCACTTTCAATGCCAACCGAGTCCTTTGCAAAAAGCATCATACTGGAAAGGATCACGGAATTCATATGCTACCTCAACCGACCTGGCAGATGCAGAAGTATAAACGTGCTGATTTCATCTTCTCCCCAGATGAAGAACTAGCTACTCCAGCAGTTGGCAAGTAAAAGGATCTATATTCTTTTCGAAATCATTTGCGATGATATTTTAGATCCATATAGAATCAGCATCTTAGAGTTTAAAACTTTAACTACAACCTTTAAAAGGAACCGCCCATGAAATTGTTCTCTAAGATTTTCTCAGTGTTGATGTTCGCGGTGGTTCTTGCAACGTCGGCATTCTCGGCTACTTATCCAAGTACCAATCCAACTTACACCCCGAACGCACGTTTTCCAGCATTCACCATTGCATCAGGTGTAGCAGGTTCATCCTTACCTTTGAATGGCATTGGAGTAGCTTCTCTTTTCGTTACCGGTACTTGTACTAGCTTGGCAGCTACTGTTCAAGCATCTAACGATGGTACGAATTGGATAACTTTGAACCTATATCCGTACAATGCTTCTTTAGCAGCTTCTGCTGTAACCTCCATTTCAGCTACGGGTACTTGGGTGATGAATGTTGGTGGATATAACAATGTTCGAGTTAATAACACTGCGGTATCCGGAGCAGCTTGTGTAGGCACATTGGCAGGTACGGCAGAAGCGTTTGCGTTGCCCCGTTAATTAAATGGCTCGCGGTTCTTTTTATACCACAGAGAAGTTAGGACCAAAACAGTCCTTGACTCCTGAAGGGTTTCTCCTCTGTGAGGAAGTTCCAATAGCAAGAACCGGCATGATGATCTATGGTCCGGATGAAACACCGATCAAGGCTGGTCCAGATGGAGTAGCAAAAGTATTTCGAGAAGAAGCTGACGTTTTCAATAGCGTCACCATTGGAAGTGTACAGGGTAAGCCGGTAACCAACGACCATCCGGACGAAGATGTAACTCCGGAGACTTGGAAGAATTTAGCAATCGGTGTAGCGTTGAATGTTCGCCGAGGTAAGGCTGCAATGGACGACCTTTTAATAAGCGATCTTTTAATCACAGATGCCGAGGGTATTAAACTAGTACAGTCCGGCAAGCGCGAAATTAGTTTGGGTTACGATGCTGACTATGAAGAAACTGGTCCTGGTATGGGCAAACAAACTGGCATTATTATTAACCACATTGCATTAGTTGAGCAAGGACGTTGCGGTGTGAGGTGTGCGATTGGTGATTCAAATACAACTGAAAAGGAAACTAGCATGGCTAAGAAAACAAACTGGAAAGATGCTCTGATGCGTGCATTCAAAGCAAAAGATGCAGCTGAAGTTGAAAAGATTGCTGAGGAAGTTAAAGACGACATGCCAGAAGCTGTCACAGGTGAAGAAGGCGAAACCCATATTCACATTCATCAAGGTGGTGCCGCGGAAAAGCCAACTGGCACAATGGATGATGAAGAAGGTAACGAAGGTGGAGATGACCTTCAATCTTTCATGGATCAGAACGCAGCCGAACATGCTGAAATGCGTGCCGATATTGAAGAGCTCCAGAAACTCGTAGCTTCTTTGTCTGGCGGCGACACACAAGATGCTAACAAAGAAGACGAAGATGATGGCAAGAATCTGAAAGAAGAAGCACCTGCCGGTACCAGCGATGAAGAAATTAAGAAGACAAAAGACTCTCGCTACTTGGTTGAATCATTCCAAGACACCGTAGCCAAAGCTGAAATCTTGGCACCGGGTATTTCGGTTCCGACATTCGATGCTAAAGCAAAACCAGGTCAATCATTTAAGAAGATTTGTGGCTTCCGCCGTTCAGCTTTGGATGCTGCATACGCTGCTCCGGCAACTCGCCTTCTGATTGGTGACTTGTTGAACGGCAAAACTTTGGATACTTCCAAAATGACCTGTGATGCTGTTCGGGTGTTGTTTAATTCGGCAGCTACTTTGAAACGTACCCAGAACATGACTTCTCGTTCTGGCACAGTGGATACTGGCCGTAAGGAAGTGGTACCGGTAACTTTGGCAGAGATTAATCGTCGCAATGCTGCGAAGTATAAAGCAGAGTAACAAAATCATTTTCAATTTAGGAGACTAAGATGCAAGCTAAGAAAACCCGTTGCAAAACTCGCGACATTGCCATTACGTTCCGCATGCAAGGCGGGTTTCCTGGCGATGTCAATCGTACCCATCCTGCCACTATCACACCGGAGTTGCAAGATTCAGTATCTCCGGTAACCGTTTATGGTTTTCCGGCACTGATTGATTCTGTTGCAGATGCCGGTCAAGGAGGTCTCCGAGCTTTTGCGGCAGGCGACCAATCGAATACAGTTCCTGTTGCAGCGTGGGGTGTTTTGGTTCGTCCTTACCCAATCCAACAACAAGCGGCCACCAACTACGGCGCAGCTTCAATCGGCGCTGCCGCTGCCCCTACAACTGGGGTGGTTGATGCCCTCCGTTCTGGCTTCATATCTGTGGCAATCCCAGCCGGCCAAGCACCTATCAAAAACTCACCGGTCTATGTATGGTGCGCTGCAACTGCAAACGGACACACTCTGGGTGGATTTGAAGCAGTTTATGCGGCAGGTAGCACTGTTCAACTTAGCAACGCGGTATTTAACGGCTCGCCGGATTCAAGCGGCAACGTTGAATTGTCATTCAACGTATAACTTCAACATTTCGGTGAGAGGATAACATTATGAAACAACGCCACAAAACGCGCGATAACCTGACTTTCGATAGTCAATATCGTACCATTGATTCTGAAGGCAACCAATATGGTCGCCCACTTGGCCACCCTTGTAAGACCACTGATGGTCGTACAGTGGACTCTACCGGTGCGTTCCTGGTAGGTGAACTTGAACGCCTTGACATGACCTTGCATGAACCTTTGGTCGCTGTAAGCTGGGGTCGTGACATTGACCTACGTGAAGATGTAACGATTGCTGATGAAGTATCCAGCTTTACGTTGTCCACTTTCGCTTCTCAAGGTTCCACTGGCGGAAACGGTATCGGTACCGGTAAAGCATGGATCGGTAAGAACACTGACCAAGTAACCGGCATCGCGGCTGATATTGCCAAAGTGCCTCATCAACTGCGTCCGTGGGCGATGGAATTGAAGTACACCATCCTCGAGTTGGAATCAGCTGCTAAGTTGGGTCGTCCGATCGATCAGCAAAAGTTTGAAGGTTTGCAACTGAAACACCAAATGGATATCGACGAGCAAGTATATATCGGCGACTACTCCACCGGTGATACTGGTTTGGTCAACAACACCCTCGTTACCAACATTAACAACTTGGCAAACGGTGCTTCCGGTTTGCCACAATGGTCTCAGAAATCCCCTGATGAAATTTTGGCTGACGTTAATACTATGTTGACTTCTGTTTGGGCGGCTTCTGCTTGGGCAGTTATTCCAGGTCGCTTGATGTTGCCTCCTGCTCAGTTTGGTTATATCAGCACACAGAAAGTTTCTCAAGCAGGTAACGTATCTATCCTCAAATACATTCAGGACAATAACCTGTTAACCACTGCCGGAAAAGGTAAGCTCGAGATTCTGCCTTTAAAGTGGCTGATCGGTGCTGGTCAAGGTGGTACTTTGGGTACAACAGGTACAGTGGATCGCGCAGTGATCTACACCAAAGAGAAGCAACGTGTTCGCTTTCCAATGACCTTGCTGCAACGCACTCCGATCCAATTCGATTCAATCTATCACAAGACGACTTACTTCTGCCGTTTGGGCGCAGTCGAAGTAGTGTACCCAGAAACGATCGGATACTTTGACGGGCTCTAAAAACAAAGCCAGTTAGGTAAAGATAAGTGTAAAATAAAAGGGCAGGGAAACTTGCCCTTTTAAGTATAAATCAAGGAGATCAAAATGACAGACGAAACTCAAACACCAGCTCCGGCACCTGTTGCACCTGCTTGGGCAAAAGGTAAGAAGACTGCACCGGCTCCAGTTGTTGCTCCGGTGGTTGAACCCGAAGCTCCGGCTACCCCACCTGTTGAAACTCAAACACCGGCTCCAGTTGCAGAAGGTGAAGTAGTTGTGACTGTATTTGTACCGAAGGCTTTCAACTTGACCTTAAGTCCTTCACATAGCATCAAGGTTCCTGCTGGCGTGCAAGACATGACTCTCGATCAAGCGAACCATTGGTATTCAGTAGCGAACGGTGTTAAGATTCATAATCCTTCAAAGGCGTAATCATGGCCAATGATCCGAAGCAATCAGGTGGAGCCGCTTACGAAAAGCAAAGTTCACAAGACTATGCTCCAATGGCGGTCGAAGTGATTCCAGAAAATGTAACGCTTGCCACCATGAATGAGAGCAACAAAAAGTACTGGGCTCAACAAGGTGGCGATAAGGAAGAGGATCTTTAAGTGAGCAAACATATTCATGTGCATATTGGGACGAAAGATGCTGACGAATGGCTGGATAAGGACATTCAAGCGGTGACCGCAGCTATCCAAGCTATCGGAATGGCATCTCCTGTCATTAGGAGCAAGTTGAAACCTGCAATGGTAGAGCAGTTGGAAAAACTCCAGAAAATGAAGAAAAGTCATTCTTATTAAATATGACCATTTCCCCACAACAATTTAGAGCCGACTTCCCAGAATTTAACTCCTCGGTCAACTTCCCGAATTCTTCTCTGGTCTATTGGTTGAACTTAGCCTATATGATGTTGAATGCGGGACGGTGGGGAAAGTTACTGGATGTCGGCGCCGAATTGTTTGCTGCTCATAACATTGCCATCGAAGCTAGAGCCTTGGCGGAGTCGCAAAACGGTGGCATTCCGGGTTCACAAGTCGGTCCACTGAATAACAAATCTGTGGATAAGGTATCAATGGGATATGACACCTCCTCCGGAATCATCGAAGGTGCCGGACATTGGAACATGACTATTTACGGAACCCGATTCATCAAGCTATCTCGAACCATGTCAGCTGGACCTTTGCAAATCGGTATAGGGTGTGCGCCGGTGGGGAGTGGAGCTGCTTGGCCAGGTCCGGATTGTTCGCCGAGCTTTACTGGATTTGGAACTTGAAAAACGCAGCCAAAAAGCTAATCGACAAGTTACCAGCGTTGAAACTTTCTTTGGCTGCTTTAACGAAACATGATGTATTAGTTGGCGTACCGCAGGACAATACAATCCGGCGCAAAGGTGAAATGAACAATGCGACAATTGCTTATATTCAGGACAACGGTTCGCCGGCAAACAATATTCCAGCTCGTCCGTTCATGGAAGTGGGAATTAAGAACGCGCAACCTAACATCACTGATAGAATGAAGAAGACTGCAACCGATATCATCAAGAAGCAAGGTATCGATGCAGATGTAGATGCAGGTTTGACGAAAGTGGGAATGATTGCACAGGCATCAATTCGTAATGCAATTAACGAAGGTATCCCACCCCCATTGAAGGCAGGCACTTTAAAGGCTCGTATCCGCAATAGGACGGCAGTTAAAGGGGCTCAAATGGAATTGGCAAGTAGAGGTGAGGGCAATGAAGGTGGAACCGATTTAGCGAAGCCTTTGGTTGCTACTGGTCAATTGAGAAACAGTATTAATTTTGTCATTAGGAGTAAGAAATGAGTAAACATATTCATATTCATGTTGGGACGAAAACGAAAGATGGGCAAAGAGAAGATGTATCTAACGCACGTTCGATACAATCCCTATTGAAGCAAGCATCTCAGAAATGTGCTCTCCTGGCAAAACAAACTTCTGATTCTGAATACAAAGAAGTTGCAAGAAAAGTGGATTCGTTGATTTCACAAGCTGCAGATAGGTTGGACGGTATTGCTTAA